AGGAGGCGGAGGCGGAGGCGGAGTCAGGATGTCCTCAATCGTCGGCTCTTCTTCGACCACTGGCTCTTCTTCAACCGGAGGCGGAGGAGGCGGAGGCGGAGGCGGAGGGGGAGGTGGAGTCAGGATGTCCTCAATCGTCGGCTCTTCTTCGACCACTGGCTCTTCTTCAACCGGAGGCGGAGGAGGCGGAGGCGGAGGGGGAGGTGGAGGTGGTGCAATCAGATCCGACAATGCAACATCAAGCTCATCAGTTGATAGCCCACCCGGAACAGTAGAAGTAAGGTCACCGAGAACCCCCGACAGATCACCAACATCTACGTCGAAATCAGGGAGGCCCGTTAGCAAAGTACCAGATGAGGGGGCGTTACTAACCGCAGTCGATACGTCGGGCGCAACCTGTGAAATATCTAGCGGCTGATCCGCAACCACAGGTAAATTTGAGTCAGACGGGGGAGGCGGCTGTTGCGACGTGTCTGTTGGCTTAAAAATGCTCTCATTCACATCCGCAAGAAGATCGATGCCCGTATCAGGCGGGGGAGGTGGCTGCGTGGTGTCTTCAGGCTGGAAGACGCTATCAGTCACGTCTGCAAGGGGCGGCTTCTTTTGTGTTGCGTCATAGAAGATCTCGCCAACCCGATCCAATACGTCTACTTCGCTACCCACACCAGAGTATCGAGCGATGTCTTCAGGGGTCAGCGTGTACCCATATTCCGCTGCTTTAGCGCGGAGTTCATCCGCGTCAACCATAAGTGGGTCAACAAATTTCTCAATACGCTCCGCTAAGCCAGCTTCATCCGCACGGCCGACGAACTCCGCGAGTTCTTGGTTAGATGGTTCATAACCAAGTTCAGAAAAAATAGCTCGTGCTTCGTCAATTGATACTGAAGAGTCATCAAAATATCTGGACGCTTGCGAAGTCAGATCTGATTCTTTACCTTGCCCAACAAACCGAGCAATATCTTCTGGGGTAATTGTGTAGTTTTCTTTGCCCGCAAGTTCTTGAAGCTCAGTTAAATCAAGCGTGTTTGCGTCAACATAACTCTTCAGTTGGTTGAGACGGATATCTTCCCCGCCACTGCCAACAAACTGCGCGATTTCTTCGGGAGTCGGGGTATAGCCAGCCGCTTTAAACGCTTGCTCGGCTTCATCGGCGTTTGTGTATAGCGGGTCATACTGCGTGTTAATACTAGAAAATATTGCGTCTTCACGCGGTACCGGGCTTGAAATTCTAGTAAAGCTGTAGCCAGTAGTGGGGTCTGTAGTAGTTGTCCGCTGAATATAATCAGAACGGACGAACGGCGTGACCATTTCATTGGTGATTGCAGAAGCAGGGACACCTTGCGCAATAAGCTGTTCGCGGACTTCATCCGGTGTAACAATTACTTTGTCAACATAATCCCGCGCAGCTCGTAGTTTGGTAGCCTCGTCGCCTACACCCGTAAATTTAGCGGTCTCGCCACTTAAAATTTGGTCAGCGGGAACACCTGCTTTTATTAATTCGTCGTATGCTTCTGAGCTTGACACAGCGTTGCGATCAAACTCCTGCTGAAGCTGTGCCCCAACAGTTCCTTCAAGATTAACTCCGGGCTGGCTGATTGGTTGGAAACTAGCCGCAACTGCCGCAGCCGTTGCTGCGTCATACCCCTGATCTAGCGCCCACTGCTTAACTTCATCGTTGTCGATTCGAGTAGAGTCAATATAACCGAATACGCCCTGAGGCTTGGCTGGGTCTTGGGCATTACCTAACGCGTAATAATCCGCGCCGCGATTAAGAAGGTTATAGGTCCCGTACGGATTCTTAGCCGCTGTTGTAAGCTGGCTGATAGTAGGCGGGGTAAAGTTTTTCTGAATAGCCGCCACTTCATCATCGGTCGGCTCGTAGCCGTATGACTTAAACGCATCTCGAATCTCATCCGCCGTAACAGTTTGCGCGTCGAGAACGGCGGGCAAATAGTTATTTTCTACGTAGCCAAGAGTTTTATCAGGCGTTGTGGTTTCAAGCGCGGACTTTAAATTTGTCGCATCAGTATCGGTCAACGTATAGCCATAGTTCGCGGCCTCTGCTTTAACTTCGGGGATCGATAAAGCCCGTCGATCGAATTCAGTCTTGTACTGCGGCAGATACGTAGCCTCGTCCTGCTTTCCAACATACCCCATCGACCGAAGCTGATCGTCCGTGGGGTACCAACCTTCAGCGTTCGCAGCAGCACGCGCTTCAGTAATATCAATATAGCGCGGGTCCGTATAGTCGGTCATCCGTTGTAAAAGACCTGACTCTGGAGCCACGCCCATAAAACTGCGGATCTCTTGATCAGAGAGCACATAGCCAGTTCTAGATTTGACAGAATCAGCAATAGCCTTTGCTTCGCCGTAATCAACAGTATCGGCATCGGGCAATTTTGTAAGATAGTCAGAATATTGTGTAGTAAGCGTTAGCGCCTCTTCACGTGTCATCTCTGGGTCACCATACGCCCAGCGAAGTTTTTCTAACTCAGCATCTGATACCCCCTTTGCAGCGAATGTACCCCGCAAACCTTTTAAGGTTTCAGCCTCATTACGCCGACCGGTATAGGCCGCAATATCCGCGTCGGTTAACGTGTAGCCTTCAGCATCAGCAAGCGCCTGTAACTCACTCAAGTCAACAGTATTCGGGTCTGAAAATTTAGCGGAAGCTTGTTCTAATACTGCGTCTTGGTCATCAACTTTGCCGGTATACGCGCTGTAATCAGCAGTGGTTAATGTACGCCCCTCTTGTTTTGCGAGGTCTTGCAGTTCAGTACGTGTGATATATCGGTCATCAAAATAGTCTTGCGCAAGATCAAGCGTATCGACTTCATCCTGCTGCCCAGTAAACCGAGCGATATCTGCGTCAGTTAGCGTATAGCCTTCAGCTTTAGCCCGCGCTTCAAGTTCAGCACGGTCAACGGTCTGGCGGTCAAAATCAGCACTAGCCTGTCCAAGTACCGCAGATTCGCCCCCACGCCCGACATAATTTTCGATATCTTCGTCAGATAACGTATAGCCATACTTTTGGGCTTCCGCACGTAGCTCAGCTTCATCAATATAATTTTGATCGACGTAGCTTGCGAGACGGCTGCGGATAGTAGCTTCGTCTCCACTGCCGAGTTGTTGGATCTCAGTATCGGATAACTCAAATCCTTCGGGCACAAGCGTAGCTGCATAGTCCCGCATCTCATCAGCAGTCGTTACAGCATTATCAAAATACGAATCTACGTACGTCTCGCCAGTGTTAGCAAATTTTGTAACGTCTTCGTCAGTTAATGTATACCCGTGGCGATCCGCAATACCCTGCAATTCTTCTCGCGTTAACTTCGACGCATCTAGTTCTTGTTGTAAATCCTCGATGCTGTCGTCTGACTGTAAATATTTACTCAGATCAGCTTCCGAGAGCTTAACGCCTTCTTGTACAGCAACCGCCTGAATATCAGTTAACCGCTTCGCAGCTTCTTCCGCGTCTAAAGACAGAATAGGGACAGAGATATCCTCTTCTTGATCAATAATATACCGATCAGAAACCTGCTTAGTCGCAGCAGTGCGGTCACCTGCACCTGACACAAACCAAGCTTCCTCCTCAGCTTGTTCCTCTGATAGCCCAGCATCTAAAAGAAGTTGTTTAGCTTCGTCCTGTGTTGTGTACTTTTCGTCAGCATACGTACGAACTTGGTTAAATAGCTCAGTCTCTGACCCGGCTTGTCCTTTAAACCGCTCAAAATCTTTATCAGTAAGCGTATAGCCTTCTTCTGCGGCTATATTCGCAGCTTCCGCAAAAGTCAAACCAAGAGCATCAAGATCAGGAGTAATTTTGCCCTCAAGATCATAAGCAAAACCAACCCCCGCACGGTTTGCTATTTCTTGAGCCTGCTCACGGGTGAGTGTCGCGCCTTCTTTAGCTGCGATAGCTAAGACTTCATCAGCGTCGAGAGTGTACCGATTTACTACATCCGCAACTCGGCCCTCACCTACACCTTGAGCAGAAAGAGCTTGTTGTTTAGCAAACTCTGGATCAAATCCAGCGTCAATGAGAGCCTGTTCGGCTTCGGCTCGTGTAGTATATTTATTGTCAGCGTAGCCTTGCACTTGTGTTAACAAGTCAGCTTCAGACCCAGCTTTGCCAGCGAACTGTTTAAATTCATCCGGGGTTAACGTATGGCCCTCAGCCGCTGCGGCGTTATAAGCTTCATTATAGGTTATCCCCCGTGCATCTAAGGTCGAGGTAATTTTTTTCTCTAGATTATATTCGGACGATGAAGACCCCGCAGATTTAGCGATTTCTTCAGCTTCTTCACGTGTAAGTGTCAAACCTTCTTGCTTGGCGATAGCCAAAACTTCGTCAGCATCTAAGGTTAAACTGTCAATGGCCCCCGCTAATTTACTGTCGTCTTTGCCAGAAGCCCACCAAGCTTGACTTTTAGCTAGCGCGGGGTCAATTCCAGCCTCAATTAAGGCTTGCTCAGCTTCAGACTTAGAGAAATAGCGTGGATCAAGAATCCCACGAACTTTAGACGATAGTTCTTCTTCCGTCCCGCCCGTTTTAAGGAGCGCATCGCGTTCCGCGTATGTTAGGCTAATGCCTTCTTCCGCTTCAATCTGACTTAATTCGGAATACGTTAAAACTTTTTTATCAAGTTGTTCTGTTAGATCAGCAGCAACATTTGCCTTGTCCGGGTTATCAAACTCACGGTACAACTTGATATCTTCCGGCTTTAATGTATAGCCTTCGTTCGCTGCAATTTCTTTAAGCTCGTTGTATTTTGCTAAATCTTCAGCATTAGTTGGTATATCAAGGTCTTTCCCCGTCTCTAAGAAATGCGCGTACGGGTTAAACGAACGGTCCCACGACCGGCCCATCGCCGCTTTATATGAAGCTTCGTCAAAATCAGGTACTTCTTTACGAACATTAATTTCTTGAACTAGCCCATTAATACTCGTCGGGTCGTTAGCGACGTTTTTAGCAGGATCAATAGCCGGTAGATACTCAGCTAAAAGACTATCCGGGATATCGACCCCTTTCGCTTCTTTATAGAGATCTTTAATCTCCGCGACTGCATTAAACGCCGCACTTACTTTAGCCGCATTAGCGAGTTCTTGGACTTGAAACTCGGATATAGCGGTAGTTAATTCTTTTTGTAGTCCGCCAAGAGACTCCGTTAAGTCATCGTAATCATCTTTGTAATCTGCAATTTTAGCTTCAAGCGCCGGTCTTGTTGTAGTCTTATATGTTTCAACATCTGCTTGTAACGTAGCAGCGTCCGCTCTAAGACGCGCAGAATACCGCCCATCATAATCATAAGCGGCCTCATTTGCGTTGTAATAATCGATTCTGCTTTGTAAATTAGTAGCTCTTGTTTGGAGAGAATCTCTAATTCTTGTATCTTGGCGAACGATTAAATCCTGCTGATAGGCATTTTCTTGGATGTCCGATTCAACATTCTTAAATCGTGTAACAACGTCACTTACACCAGCAGAAGCGTCTTTCAATACCGGGTTGTTAAAAGTCCCACCAAGATATTGCCCGACTGTACTAATCGCAGAAGATGTCAAAGACCCAAGAAATGCTTTTTCTGTGGAGCCACCAAGAAGCTCTGAAGCGATTGCAGCAGATGCCGCACGAGTAAATGTAGTTGAAATACGCGAACTATCAATTCCAAGACCCTTCAGAGTCGCGTCAAGCGTAGAGCCAACCCCCGCTGTAATTCCAGCAGTAAGCCCACCTTTTAGTAGTGCCTGTACCGGGTCTTTGCCCGCTGCTAAAGCTTGGAAACCAGATACGAACGCCCCAGAAGCCATCGCGCCAGCCATATTGCCAGCAACATCGCTCATGGCTTTTGCGGTAGCGCCGCTGACATCGCTCCCGATGGCTTGGAAAAATACATCAGAGGAGATTGACTGCGACACTTCCGCCGCAATAGCGCCCCCCGCATAGGATGTCACGCCGCCGATCACCGCCGACTTCAGGATATTACTAACACTGCCCCCCTGAATAGCGGTCAACCCACCAGACAGCGCCGCCGTACCAATCGCCGTGGCGGCGATCGTACCAATCGAACTTACACCAATAGCTGCCGCAAGACTTGTACCAATCGCCGCTGTAAGGCCAGAGGCACCAGCATAAGCGAGGATCAGCGGAGCGGCGGGCATTAGAGTTTTACCAAGAAGACGTTTATAGGTTTGCCATTCGCTGTAGATTTATATTGTTCAACTTCTAAATCTACCATTTTCGCTAGTTTAAGAAACTTCTTGTCTTCTGCATAGGTGTAGGCAATTTTTACATCAATGCCTTTTAAGTATGCAGCAAGCATTTTGATGCTTTTCGCAAGCTCACGGGGGCTATTTGTATCCCCCATCGTATGAATCTCAACCACCCCCTTAGCCCGCACCAAGACTAAGAAAACGTAGTCACCGAGATGGACTAACTTGGCGCTGTCTTCTTGTATGGTCTGCACGAGTGCAGCCAGCATCTTCTGCGTCTCTTCTTCTGACCCCGTAACTTTACGAAAGTACGCAGTGATTATACGAATAATCTCTTCAGTCTCTTGGGGATCGAGTCCGTCCATCACAGATAGTTTGATACAAAAGATAAGGTTGAGATAACAGATGGTACCGCAGGCATCACGAACGGGGCAACCTGTGCGGGATACGCTTCGAAGTAGATCCCATTCAATGCGCCTAGTTCTATCTGATCCGCCGCTCCAACAAGCTCAACATAGTCACTAGCGGCTAACTGTACGAATACGTTACAAACACAAATGACATACCCGTCGCCCCCACCGTGACTGGAAATAATATTGTACTTACTAGCACTGTTCGGGACATCTACCCCGTTAACCCGTAGCCATAACCAGAGCGCGTGTATTTGGCTACTAGTATTAACTGCTTGAACGCTAAACTGATAGTTGTATATGCCCTTTTTGGTGACCTGAATACCGCCACTTGGAGACAAAGAAGTAAATGAAGCAAAGTCAGTAGCCACCAACGGAATGACAGTTGCGGTGTTAGCAGCCGCAAAATTAAAGTCAGTTAACCGAGAGTACGCCCCGTACGGTGTGAAAAGACTCCCCGCTCCGGCCTCTGTATCAATCAGCGCATTGAATGAAGACGTAAGGCGATTGTAGAACAGGCGATGGACGTTATTAAGCTGATCTTGATATGAATCAAGATAAGTAGGGGTAGCCTGTGGTAGCGCTGGCGGCTGTATCTTGAGAACAGATCCAGACATTACCGCCTTCCATCATTACGCATGTCAAGCCGCATTGAACCGAGCTGCCAGTTTACTCCAAGCCCGGTCGATTCAAACTTCATGATCATCTGCCGTCCACGCACGCGCGTGAAGACTTGGCCGGTAAACGCCTCTATAGGTACAGTTGCAGTACGTACAACTGTATTCGCACTATTACCGCCAACAGAAGCGGGCGTCGTATAACCAGAGCCAGAATTAACCATTGGCTGTAACGTCAAGACCCCGCTCGGACTGGTCGCGGTAGACCCCCGGAACGTCAAGTCTGGCAACACCCGCCAGATAAACATGAAGTTGTGCCCGTCGTCTAGGTCAAATTCTGAAGACTCAATGGTAGCCACAATTGGCACAACAGCCGGAGTCTCGGCGTCATCCACCCCGTTTTCGTGCTCAACAAGGTTGTAACTATACGTAGCAGCAATCGGATAATCTTGTAACCCAGAGTCGAGCCACGCGGTACGCCCTAAGTTCCCGTAGTACCAGATGTCCTCTAGATAGTTATAGATGACATATCGGTCAATCTGGTTGGAGTTTGCTGAACAATAAAACCACCAGACTTCATTAAATCCTTCGTTGGTACCAGCAAAAATCTGTGGGCTTTGAAGAATGTTGATGTCTTGGAAGATGTACTGTCGAAGATCGCAACGAAGCGTTTGAGTACGACCATCGTACTTGTAAAACTTATCCACACCCATCCAATATGACACCCCGTTTGCGAAAGCAACCGCGTTCTGCCCCGCGATAGAGATGTTATCGCCTTGGAGCTGCGCTCCCCAAATATCAGGAGCCCCAAGGTACTGTAAAGAATAAAGCGCGGTATCAGTCCAAACAAGTATCTCTTGCCGTGATTGAAGCGCCGTTATGATTTCGGAGCCCCGCGACAACAAAATACTCCCAGCTTGGCTTGTTGCGCTTGGAGTCCAGTCTAGCGCGTCTTCTTGATCAGACCAACGAATAAGCATTGGGTTTTGCGTTGGCGACCCGTAATCATTGGCCCCAAACGCGAAAACAAACCGGTAAACGTCAGAAATTACTACGTAGTTCTGGATGATCGGGACATTAGCAGCACCGGGGAGTGTAGCGAGATCTTTCCCGCGAACAGATGGGCCGAGCGTGGCGTCCCAGTAATAAATACGACCACCACGCGGGGCAAAAACTAAGTCCTCACCGAAGTTACCCTGACTCCACACCCGCAGCGGCAAAACTGTGTTTGACCCACCACCCCACGGACCCGTACCCCACGGACCTAACCCCCACGAAGCTGTACTTGACGGGCTGGGCGTAGTAGCTACTACGTTACCGGTATTAATCTGAAACGCAGCGACAGTAAGCGTGCCGCCATTCCCAGTATCAGCCGCGTTTGACGTGACCGGTAACCCGGTAACCGGGTCTTTAGCAGTGATAACGAATGTATTGTTATCGATAATGGAAGCGATCTGATACTCTTGGTTGAGCACCGCTGCCGTGATATTCCCGCCAAGGCTAACCGCACCACTAAAAGTCACAAAGTCATTGATTAGCGCGCCATGCGCGGGGCAAGTAACTGTAATCGTAGAGCTAAACGGCGGAACAGTTACCGCCGAAAAAGTAGCCCCACCCGCAGCAGTTGTGTATCGGATCGGGGTAATGTCGTAATACTGCGTGCCACGGGTCAAGTAATACTTTAAGTTAGTCCCAACCGCGATCCAATTACTCTGGTTAAGATCAAACCAGTTAAACAGCGCCCGGCAAACACCGAGAAAAGTATAGTTATTAATACGCAACCATCCACCGATCTTCTCAGGCGTACCCTGACGAAAGCGCACCTTATCGCTAACATACCAACCTTGTTCGTTGGTGTAGCGGGTATTTTCCCGGTTGACGCCGGGTTTCGGTAAAACTTTCTTGAGTGGCATGATTACTTAATTTAGTAAGATAGGGAATCCAGACGAACCAAAATCCCAGTTCGTGTTATTACCTCCATCAACACAACCATTACTAGTAAACGCCGGGATCCGCCGCGCAGGGTTAACAACATTCATATCTTTTACATAGAGCCGATATGCGACTGGTTCTGATAATGTACCGAAAGTTGTAGCTGAATTAACCGTGATATTTCTTGTAACAGCAGCGGGGGCCGAAATTAATTTTTGCTGGTATGTGGTAGTAGCGGCTAACTGTGTAAAAGCTATATTATCAGTAACTGTCATATTACTCTGTAACTCAAGGCCCAAATCTATTTTATTCCCCAGCTCCATCTGTAATCTATACAATGTTGGATTGCCCACTAACACTAAGAACACACTAGTACCCGCTGGGTATGTAGACGATATACTTGTTGTACTTAAATATAACGCCGGATATGAATGCCCACCGCCGTCAAAGACTAAATACTGTGGTAAATCAGCATCTGTCGGACGAAAGAAAATACCCGCAATCGTATAACTGCTAACGACAACTGAACCGGTATTAGTTACTGCAAAAACCTGCCTAAAATACACCCGCCCAGAATTCCCAAAAACTAACTGTGTCGTATCATTACAACTAAGTACAGCCGTATAAAGATAAATATTAATTGTTAACTTACTAGCGCCGAAGCAAATGACTGATTCCACTGTCCAAACAACAGTTGGAGCAATATATGGGAATGTTACATCAGCATCAACCAATGCAACCCCCGAGAAAGTATTTGATGACACAGTTGCCATCGTTCGGGGTGTCAGTGAGGGGGTAAAAGTTATATATACATTCTGCCCAAGGTTGTAATCACAAAACCCAGCTTTTTGGATCGAACAATTCGCAGATATATCAATAGAATGTTTGGACGTGGCTGCAATAATCGAGGTAGTAGAAGTTACAGTTAAAGACGCACAAGTGGTATACCCAAAGTCGATAGTCCCAGACCCAGAATTACTATCAATTACAATATTATCTGCAAGAGTTGGAACCCCTGCACCACCGGGGCCGCCCGAAAATGCCGCCCAATTCGTAGATAGAGTGGCGTCACCCGTACCGCCCACCCAGTAGTATGTCGCCATTTAAGCCTCTTGCGCTACTGCAACAACATCCCAACGTGATTCGTTAGCGTTGTAAATAGCCCCAACATATAAAACTTTATTAGCAGCGGTTGCTGTCGGCAAAACTACGCCAACCGCACGAAAACTATTAACAAGTCCAGTTGTGAATGTAAGCGATCGACTGATACCGTTATCTTTAATACGGAAAATAATCACTTGGCCGTTTGTGGGCGCACCAGCATCAACATCGATTACTAAATTGGTGGTCTGCCCAGTGCTTACGTACTGGTCAAAATTATTACTATTCCAAGATAGCGGGCTCGCGATAGTAGCTGCGGAAGAAACGCGTTTTGTGATTTTCTTATTCGTTAGCGTTTGCGTCGCGGCAATCCCAGCTACAGTGTCCGGGCCAGTAGGATAAGTTAAATCGGTCCGCCCACTACCCCCATTAGCGGTACCTAAAGTACCCGCAAGTGTAACTGCGCCAGTCGTAGAAACTGATGGGGTGAGTCCGGTTGTACCGGCTGAAAAAGATGAAACCGAAGCGGGTAAAGCAGCCCAGACTAAAGCGGACCCACTCCATTGTAAGTATGTACTAGCAACGGTGGGCGCGGCTAAAAACGCTGTAACGCCGGGGTTCGTGTTGTAGACGAGCTGATTAGCAGCGCCACCAGCTACATTCGTAGCTGAGCCGACAGACACATTAGAAAGACTGGTCTGCCCCGTACCGCCGTTAGCGATCGCTAATGTGCCCCCAAGAGTTACCGCCCCCGTTGTGGCGGAATTGGGAGTTAATCCAGTAGTGCCAGCGGAAAAAGAAGTAACCCCACCGCCGCCACCTCCGGCTGCTGCCCATGTAAACGCAGTACCATCCCATTGCAAGAAGGTGCTAGCTACAGTAGGAGCAACGATAAACGATGTAGCACCCGCACCAGTGTTATACGGAATCTGATTCGCAGTGCCACCTGCTATGTTAGTAGCGGTAGTCGCAGTAGTCGCAGTAGTCGCCGACCCAACAGACACGCTGGCAAGGTTAGTTTGTCCTGTACCCCCACTTGAGACAGGTAGCGCGGTATCAAGCGTAGCAGCCCCGGCACGCAGCGTCGGGAAATAGTCAACCACTGCAACGACATCAGTGCCGTTAACGAACAAGTGCGCCCGCTGCCCGTTAGGAACAGTGATACCAGTACCTGCTAGAGTCTTTACAACGATCGACTGCGCACCGATTGTGTTGTTGTAAACGAGGTACTGCTTCTCAATGGTTGGGACAATAAAGTTCCGCGTCGCCGAAATCGTGCCAGTAACTTCAATGACTAGATTACGTTGGGCCTGTGAACCAACAGAGTCCACGTATCCCGCAGCCCAGTCATAGTCATTATCAAGCGGGAACGTAGCAGTTGCCATCCCAGTGATGGCTTCCTCAAAGACGTTCTCGAAGTTGTCGTTGGTCGTAGTACCCCAAGCATCAGTCTGCTCACCGATACCGATAAGCTCAATCTTAAGGTTCGGGGAGTATGAACTGGGCATGATTAAATCCTGATAATTGCTTGGCTAGAATTATTTTCCGGGAACTGGAGAACAAAATTACCAGCGGAGGTAGTAGTGGAACCAAAGTTGTAAACAAACACCGCCCGGTTGGCTTTCGAGAAGTTGTAGACTAAAACGCCAACAGCAGTGAAGCTAGTGGACACCCACACCGCATTCGCAAAGTCAACAAACGCGGTGCCGTTAGATAAACTAACCGTCGCCCCAGTTAACGTAAGCCCGCCCGTCGAGTAGCCCCCACCAGCAGGAAGCTCGCCAGCAGTGGTATATACCGCCGTATTCGGGCCAATATTAGCCGCGCTTGTGTATAGCGCAGCCTTGAATGTGTCTGTGTTGAAGTCGTGGATAGCTTCGAACAGTTCTTTCTTGAAACTAAAACACAACCCAGTCGTGATAGCCATTAGCTGACCTTCATCCGAACTTGACCAGAACGGTACGTATCCTGACGCAGCTTACCGTCACCCAGCACTTTGATCAGCCCAACAGCTTGTACATACAACTGCTGATACATCGCCACAAGGTCCGCTTCGCCTTTCATGAACCGGATCGCTTCAACTAACGCCCCGTTCAATAGCGCGGAGTCGAACTCCTCTCCAAGCCACGTGGTACCACCACTCAACGGATCAGAGATCGAAAGAGGATACGCGGCATAGGTTAAAGTAGACGTATAGGCGATGTTCGGGGTGGGGGCGACGAAGACCGTGATTTCATCTTGAAACGCGTAGTATTGCGGCACCCCGGTCGTTGAAGCAGAGGGATACGCTTCCCGCATGAAGTCCGTATCTTTGTTCAACAAAAACTCAAAGCTGCCCGTACCTGTGTTAACAGCGAACGAAAACGCGTAGAGAAAATCTAGCGGCAGAGTCAGTAGAGGGTTACCCGGCGTAAACGTCAAAGTTGTCGTCTGACGTAAAACGGGAAGCTGGACAGTGTTGTAGATCTTCTGTTCAGCTTGCTTCGTGAACATAGCAAGCTGAGACGACGTAAATGTCGTCTCACAGACTTCCTGAATGTTTGCACAAAGCTCTACGTAGTTCATAGCTTACGCCATCGGTCCACGGGCCATCTTGCCCTTAGTCTGTGCTTTACCACCACGAACCTTGATCCCGCTTGTCTTAGTCGGGTTGGGTTCCTTAGCGGCAAGCAGCGTATCAAGATTCTGGATAGTCACAGGCGTACTGGACTTCCACGATTCTTTCTTCGTTGCCATCTTAAGCCCCTTTCTTGTACGTAAAGGAGGACTTTTTCTGGTTCATAGCACGGGCAAGGTTGCGACCGTACTTCTTCATGTTAACGCTTGTGACACCGCCTTTAGCAAGCTTGGTCATCGGCTTGCCGGGGTGCATCGCTTTCTCATGTTTGTGAACCGCTGTTTTGGCAGACATATCTTTCATGGTGACCTCTAAGGAGTATAGACGTTAATGACCCCGAGACGCGGGACGGTTGCAAAGCCAAATAGCGGTCTGACCTGTGCTCGACTCTGCGGATAACCAGTAAAGTCAGGACGAGGATTGCGAATTGCCTGCGGATCCTCAACCGGGAACGTACCAAGCTTTAACTGCGGATGACTCGGATTCCAGCACTCCATACATGCCAGAATCTGCGTCGGGGTATCTTTAACAATCAGTTCTTTCAACTGCTTCAGTTTATACCGAAACCCACAAATATCACACTCCGCAATCGCCCGTTTACTGGACGCAAACTTGCTGCTCATGACCGGATCCCATACATACGCGGGACAAACCGGACAGACGCCTTCTCGCGGTCTTCACCAGCAGCCAAGTTGAACTGCTCGTCATACGCCTCTTTCAGCATCGGGACGCGCTCGGCAAGCTCGGGCACTTTCATTGCAATGTGGTACGCAAGCCCTGCAACAATTGCGGGTAAGAACCGGAATGGAGCATCCTGTGTATAAGCCCCAGACCCTGCATTCTGAATACGACGTAAGCGGTAATATGCGAGAACATATGGAGTAGACGAGTCCGGTACGGGCCAAAGAACGATTTCAGGGGCATCACGAAGACGACGCACAAAAATCTGAATAGGCCGCCCCTGTGCTAGTTTCGCAGGGATGGCCGAATAGGTAGAAACACTGATACGAGAAATTGTTAAATCAGACTGTGTAGTGGGATTGCCCGCACCGGTACGAATAGTGTGTTCAAGAATATCAATCGTATCTGCGGGCAGCGGGTATGTAGAGACGCCGGGAGTCAAGTTGATTGTCCCCGGCTCGATCGTCCACATGTTGATGCCACGATTGGCAAACTCGATCGTCAACAGATTCATCGACCGGCGAGCCGTACGCAGGTCATAGCCAGACCGCATCTCGCGACCCGCACGTTCCCACGCGTCTTCTGCAATCTCGTTGAAGTCGAGATTAAAATCGGCAACACCAGTGGTAGCCACGTTTTATTCCTTTGAGATGTGCTCTGCCGCTTTTAATTCAGACGGATATCTAACCTTAGCTTCTTCGACAGAACACAGCGGTGTGTCTTGTATGAACTGGCGCCGTAAAAATGCGTGTTCAACATTCTCTACATGTTTCCACAACTTATCATCTTCAATGTAATACCAGCGTTCATACGCCATAATTACTTCTTTGCCGTTTTAGCAGACTCTCGGAATGCTTTGGCAGTAGGAGCGCCGGGACTACCCGGTTTACGCATCTTTTCCCCGGAACCGGCTTTGATTCGGTTACGCTTAGCATGGATGTTGGCGTAGAGACCAACAGGGCCACCCTCTGCGTACATGTTGAACTCATCACCGTCTTTACGATGCTTGCGCTTGGGCATCTTGCGAGGGGAGATGATGCCCATTCCCCTCGACGCCATCACAGTACACGTCCCTTGGTCTTACCACGTTTAGCGATCCCGTCTGCACGACTCGACGCCGAACTGACAGAGCCGCCCTTCGCATAACCGGGGCTCCCCGCTACCGCAGCAGCTTGATACGGAGTCCGCCTACGAGACTGGAACATGCGCTGTGACCGAGGCGTCGGCAACTGCCGAACAGCGGCTGCGGCTTCACGCTCAGCACGAGGCTTACCATAATCACGACTGTAGATCGAGCCTTTCTTCTCCATCTGCTCCGCAGCCCGTTCACCCATCCGGTTCCGGTTAGAGACGAGCCGATCAGGCTCAGGTTGCGGCGGGGAGACAAGGGGCGGCACATCAGCGGGAGCCGGTGCGGCAGCGCGGGGCGTGGGAGCAGCAGCGCGAGGGGCGGGTGCAGCGGGAGCCATCGCTCGCGACCGCGCAGCTTGACTCTCTGCGGCAGCACGACGATCGTCAGCTTCCGCTCCACTCGTATCTACCGTACGAGTAATGGCCGGGCCTTCATCACCCTCGACAGTCTTAATCGGGGGACGCGAGACAGAACGCGCAGCACGTTTACTCGCAAGAATTTCATCTAGCGCGGGGGTCTCGCCCTCGGCACCAGACTGTTGCAAGAAGCGTTTTGCCCGCTCGTAAGTATCTTCTTCGAACCGACCACCGTCGGAGAATTTACGCTTTTTCATACGAACCGTCCTTTAGTCTTGCCGCGTTGAGCGCAACCGTCAGCGCGACTGGAAGCGGAACTCACCGAGCCACCTTTAGCTAGGCCCATCGACCGACGCGGAGCATCTTGTGCTGCTTTATCAGTCGCGGTGTCCATGTCGGACTCTTCTTTCTGGCGACGCATACGCTCTTGCTGTTCGAGCGTAGGAATCATGTTTTGGTCCGCCCGACGCGATTCCATCAGTCGGTTGATATTGGCCTGCACTTGAGCGTCATCTTGCGACGTATCAGGCGGGGTCGCGGCTTGCATCGGACCCAGCGTCTTCGGCTTCATACGCTTGGGCATCATCTTAGCGGGCTGCATTTTCTTCGACTCCTGTTTATTAGGACGGTCCATCTCAGCACTTGCCGCCGTAATTCATTTTGACCATCTTAGTTTTGGTCTTGCCTTGTTTAGCAATACCGTCTGCGGCTTTGTGACCAGAAGCAAGCCCACCACCCGCATAAGCTTTGCCACCTTTCTTCATGCCCTTCATCTCAGCCATTTCATGCTTGACCATCGACTTCGGAGCGCCCTTTTTCTTCATGAAGGCTACTTCTTTGCCCATCATAGCTTTAGATTCTTTCATGTCACCACCTTGGTTAAATTTGCGGCCTTTATCAGCCTCGACGTAATCACGACCTACTTTTTGCGGAATACCAACACGTTTAGCGGCAGCGGGGTCGTTAGCGACCATCGCCATCAGATTGTGTTGAGCTTTGCTCTTGCTCGGCATCTTTTTTCCGTCCTAACATCCGCTGCACCGTGTCGGTTTCCCAAATACGGATACCGGTCCACAGGATAGTAAACACAGCCGCGATAGATGGCAACATATCAACAAGAGTACCGATAACTGTGATAACAGACAAGCCATCTAGAATTGTCTTTCCGACTTCTGCATCTCTCATGTCAGCAATTCCACGCCCGCAGAGATTTGTTAATCCGACTGTTTGGGTCGCTCGCAGTCTTAGCTGAAGTCAGCTTTTTCTTCATCCCCTTCATGCGGGCGCAGAATGAGTCCCGTCGGGGACCGCCTTCAGGTTGGGGAGCTTTGAGTCCGGGCTTGCCGGGGTTTGCTTTGTTGTAGCTAGCGCGACCTTTGGCGTTGAGACCGCCTTCAGGGTTCTTGCCTTCTTTGCGCTGCCACGCGGGTGACTTAGCCATTTACAGCTCCAAGGTAGAGAGCACGTTCGTCCTTGCGACGAACTTCGAGGCCAGCTAATACTTTACCAGCAGACAGATTCCATTTCAAGAACTCGTCTGCGGCACCAGAATAGTCCTCACGGTTATGTTTCATGCGCAAGGTTGAGTTCTGAAGATTACCTAGCCCAACATTAAAAGCGAAGCTAGTGAGTGCCAGATGGCGAGGCCCAAGAGGATCCACAGCACATAGTCTGAGTACCCCCGCCAGAAACCGTGAAAGATCTTGCTGGAGAAGGCTGTTAACTTCTTCATCGGTCAGTCTCCGATTCCAACCTTCTGGTATAGACAGCTCAAGTCGTCGATCAAACGGGACACGGATGTGATTAGGGTCGATAACGTGACCCACACCAATAGTCCACAGACGAGCAGGACAGCGGTAAGGAGCATGACGTACCCCCTCGTGATGCCTGAGCATGTCGATCAAGACCTTCATTTCTTGCTGAAAGCCTGACTACCAAACCAGAAGCTGATAACCGACGCCCAGATGATCTGAGTATCAGCATCCCACAAAGTAGCAATCACTTCTGCGAACGGGGTACCGAGCTTCCATGCGTAGAAAGCGCCGAAGATGTTGATGAAGCACAGCAGGGCGAACATGCCGTACGTGATCGCAGGACGGACCATTGCCCGAGCGTTGATGACCCATGTGCTAGCGCCTTGACCGATAGCGATGTCGTGCGCATAGAGGGCTTGCTTTTCCTGTAGGGCAGCTTGCGCCATCGAGACATCGGCGTTGATCTGAAGCTGGTCCGTCCTGATCTCTTCTACCTTGGCTTGGGCCTCAAACCCAGCTTTCCGCAGTTCAAGCTCGCGCTCAATCTGCATCCGGGCCAGCGCAATCTCATGGGCCTTGTCTGCACGGTCTTGGAAGAACCCCAGCAGCTTAGGCAAGCCGCCAGCGAGGAACGAGAGCAGGGTAGTCAGTAGTGTGATCATGCTTTGTCTCGGCTGGTTGAGATGGTGTCTTCGCCCTTGGTCACAGTCACGCGTCCGTCTGTGACATCGACCTTCATGGACGGCTCTTTCCGGTCAAGCTTGTCGAGGCGCTCGATCAAGGACTTGATGACCTCAAACTCAGGACGCTCTTGCTTTGGGTTCGCTCCGGCGATACCGTTCAGCATGGCGATTAGCGCAGTCAGCGCAGCCGACACAAGACCAATCACGGCAGCAATCTTGGACTCTTCAAGCAACAGGCTGGCCCCCACCCCGACCACAACGATCAAAGTGATGTAGAACAGCCCGTGCTTGCCGATTGCCTTACCAGCAACTTCCTTTGCCGCAGACTCAGCCTCTAGCCGCTGAAGCTCGGCCTTGGCTTGCGCCTTTAACATCCGGATCTCGTTTCTCACGGCGGACCCCATATCTAGTTAATATATACAGCTTTAGAAAGACAAAGTTTATTGTAGTCGTTTGTACCTACAAACCCCATGTAGTCGATACGTCCGAACTGCGTGTCGTCTTTACCGTATATAGCGACCAGCTTGCCGCCAAGGGTCAAGTGTCCTTTTAAGTTATCTGGGCGATAATATTCGCCAAAAGCAAATCTATTGCGTATTTCCGTGGCTTGTCTAGAGGCGTCTTGAGTCAAATACTTGATATACACGTTACGTACGAACAATGGGCCAGTGATGTTCAAGCTGGCTTGACCCCCATATCTTAATGGATCGCCGTAACTACGCTTCTTAATATTTGCAACAACCGCGTTAATCACTTTTTCGTAGAATGGTTCGCGTCCACATGAATACAAATTCATGTTCTCAAAATATTTACCCGGCCTACTTAGAAACACGATGTTTTTGGTAGTAGGCTCAACTTTAACAACGGGAATGATGGACTGATCAAAGTACCATCCCCCATACTCATACAACAAGCAGTAGCGTAGTAAATCGGCGCGGAACGCATATGAGGCTAACGAGTTAAACGCCGTCAGAGTTTCTCGACCAAACTTCTTCAAGAATTCCTGTGCTTCCGGGTTCGTATAAAGCTGATAGTTACAGTCGCCGTATACGTCTAGGACAGCTTTTTTCTTAGCAGCGAAAACACCCGCACACTGCGTCAGGTTGATCTGAAGCTTATCCGGGTCGCACAGGAATATCTGAAAAACGTTCATCCGTAGAAGACGGTAGCCGTAGCGTTACTGACGGTCGCGTACAGCAAGCTCGATACAAGAACGCCGTCTTCAGGAATTACGACCGAAAACGGGGTGCCGTTCGCAAGCGTAGTGACCGACAGGATCGTAGCGCCACCATCGCCATTGGTGAAGACGATTAACCCAGCGGTATCGCCGGGCACAATCAGAGCACCACGAAGCCGCGTCCGCGCCCCATAGACAACTCCGGTAGCTGAGACGTAAGCGGATTTAACGTCAGTTTTCATGGCTGGTTACCCGTGGGTTGTTGGGGTTGCGCGGGTGGGGGCGCAGGTTTGTTCAACAATTTAGCAAACGCTGCTTTAATTTGCTCTTGCTTTTCTTTTGGGTAGCTATCAAATATTTCTTTCATATTGTTCATAATAATTACCCCGCAAGAATGGTGTTAATCACGTTCAAGTTAATTATTGCATATACGTTGCCGCCGTATTCCCAAATGCCAGAAAAAGACGCAACAATATAACTAGCGGATGTACTAGTGCCTGTGACAGTTGCAATATTTAAATCTTGGATATTAGAATTGCTATTAAAATTAATTTCGACCCCAGTAAAAATTACCGCATCAAAACCCGCCATCGGCGCAATTGTTAGAGTAAGGTTGCCATCTGGGTAATGAAATTCCCAAAGAAACGTCGCAGTTTGACCAACTTCTGTAAACGCCGGTAATGTGTAAGTAGTACCTCCGGGCGTAACCGGGATGATAGTAGGCGAACTGCCCCCGCCACCGCCACCACCTACAGGCGTCCAGACTCCATTAACTAGTTCTTGAAAGCCATTCTGTGACCGAAACGGTCCTGATACCGTTGAAGTACCCATGATTACTCCGTAAAGGTAATTCGTTTCTTAAACACCGCTGGGTTGCCAGCGTATATACATCCGCCTTCGTACTCGCCCGCCGGTACAACAGACCCAGCTCCAATTACTGCGTGATCACCAATCCTGCATGGGCCTAAAACTATCGACCCCGCCCCGATGAACACGCCTTTACCGATTGTGATGTCGTAGCCCGTTTCTATAACACCATCTTTGCGCAGCTTACCTTTCTTGGCGATGTCATGCGTACCTGCGATTAACATACACCGCTGCCCAAGAAAGCTGTACTCGCCCATCGTAATACTGCCCGACGCTACATTCAGCACCGCCTCACCGTCGCAATCTACTGTTTCGTGGACATTGATCCGAGGGTGGTTGCGCCAATCTCTATCAAATCTGTTTGCCTTATGATGATCTTGAACGCGCGGGTACTTCCATAAAAAGTTAAACACCTGCTCCAACAATTGGGCAATCGTGTTATGCACTGGCAGCTACCTGTTTTCTTCGAAGTGCGTTTTCGTGAATTGCGTACGCGGTATCTAAAATCCAATGCTGTTTCCGCACTGGTTCTGCATTACCAATAATAGGATGCGAGAACCGCGAGTAATGCACGTTGTCTTTATTGTTATACAAAAAGAAGTGCCCTGTGTGCCCGCCGGGCATGATGGTGTAGACCAGCCCAGCGTCGTTGTCTGTGCGGTACCGGGTGTACGGATGCTTGTGCAGGATCGGCATGATTGCCCGCGTGTATGGCACAGGGCCAGTGAGGCGGATCACGCCTAGCTTCCCACTGAGTTCACGGTTTGCCGGGTCGTGGATGTTACGCACCACGCGCTCGATGACTGCCTCTAGGAACGGATGCTTAGGCGCTGCGATCACGTGCCACTGCTGGAACTCACCATTCTCTGGTGCATCCCCATCAAACATGCCTTTCGGCACATCTGCCCAATGGGACAGGATGTACTCACTGT